TTACGTCGACACAAGGGTGTTTTGTGGGCACGTGACTAAACATACGGTATATGAGTAGGAGGTGCGCATGGACAAAAAGTATGCGGTAATTACCGGAAATCGAGTTGTTTACGAAGACATCGTCATGACAGCGAAGTCTCTTCTTTCAAACAGTCATGTCGATAAGATTTATATTCTTGTCGAGGACTCTGAGTTTCCGGAAAAGCTTCCCGAATGCGTAGAGGCAATTGACGTTAGCGGTCAGACATTCTTCGCTAAGAATGGTCCTAACATGGACTCCCCGTATACATATTTTGCTATGATGCGGGCAGCTCTTGCACTTATGCCGGAATTTAGTCATATCGACCGAATCCTGTCTCTGGATTGTGACACGGTTGTTCTTAAGAACATTGACGGTCTTTGGTCGCTTCCGGTTGATTACTGCTATTACGCAGCAAGTCACGAAATACATCGCACGCACAATGGCATGCTCTATTGCAATACCGGAGTGGCCCTATACAACTTGGAGAAGCTTCGTGACGGTAAGGCGCAGGAAGTCGTCGATGTTTTAAATATGCGAAAGTATACTTGGCTTGAGCAGGACGTGTTTAACTATCTGTGCCAGGGACGGATATTTGACATGCCGTCCGAGTATAACGTTAATGATTGGACCGAGCCTTGTTATACGTCGTACATTCGTCACTTCGCCGGCATTAAGGCTAAGGATTGGCGTTGGCGACCGGAGGCCCAAGAGTATCGCAATAAGCTCTGGGGAGAGGTACTCAACGGACGTAAATAACGCTTTTCACACACCTTTTAATGGAGAGGATGCCATTGGGGCAACCTCCTTCAGAGAAAGGTAATACAATGGAGAACACGATTCAGAGTCAGTATCTGGACGTTGTGGCCCAGATTGAGTACATCATCAACTGTGGCCTCAGCGACCAGTGCGAGACTCGTCTTGAGTCTCTCATTGAGCGAGCTGAGAACCTGAAGGAGCAGCTGAACTAGGACTGCCCCTCCGGCCCAGAGGGTCTGCGGAAGTTGCAGGCCCTTTGGGTTTTTGATATTTGTTAGGAGTTTGCTATGATTATGTCGGATAAGACTTACGATTTCCTGAAGTGGGTGGCGCAAATTGTTTTACCTGCTATTGGCACTCTTTATTTTGCCCTTGCTAGCATTTGGGGTCTTCCTTTTGGCGAGCAAATTGTTGGTACTATTACTGCTGTTGATGCTTTTCTTGGTGCTCTTCTAAAGATTAGCTCGGACAAGTACATGGGTGACGGTCAGATGGTGGTTGACTCTAGTGACCCTGAAAAGGATATTTACAGCATCGTCATTGCTGACTATCCTGAGAAGCTCGCGGAGAAGGATAAAGTTACCTTAAAGGTTACTCATCCTGCGCATCTGGCGGAGTGATATTTTACATTCCGCTTAGTGGAGTTCTATCCACCAAAAGAAAGGAGAACTTATGAATTTGCCGTTTGTCAAGAAGGAGACACCTATCGAGGCTGAGATGCGAGAGCTCAGCGAAGCGTGGGTCATGGAGGACCTTGACTCGACGGAGAGGCAGGAGCTGATCAATCGTTATATGGAGTTGGCCAACTTCAAGCTTGAGCAGGATAAGCTTAAGCTTGAGCATGGCATCACTCCTGCGCGAGTGCTTAGCACCGCCACCACCGTCGGTCTGGCAGTAATGACCTTAAACTTCGAGCAATTTGACATCTTGAAGTCCAAGGTGACTTCGATGTGGCTCCGGCGTCAGTAAGTCCCTAACTAAGGGGATAGGCCAAAGAAGGGCTCATGTTTTACATGGGCTCTTCTTTTTTCACGTTGCTTAGTGGAGTAGTTACTTCAAAGAAAGGAGAAGTTATGATTAAGCAACAGCTTTCGGAGTTCGCACAGGCCATCATTGGCTTTATAGCGCAGTTCCTTTTGCTGGTAGTGGTGTTCTTAGGATGCGTCGCAATCCTTGTTGGCAATATCTTTGCCATTCTTGGATTCGACGGGCCTATCAATGCCGTGGCCAAATATGGAAAGCAGCTATTCATGATGGTCTATGACGAAGAGACCGCTGAGGGCATCATAGACTCATGTCGAGTTGTGAAGTGACTCCAAAGCGCAAGGGGCACACGCCCTTTGCGTTTTATATTTTACACCGTATTAAATGGATACAATTCGGTATCCATTTAAGAAGGGAGAAAGTATGACTACGTTCTTTAGCGTTCTGGCAGAGCTTATCAGCTCTATTGGTATGCTTGGTGTTGGCCTCGGAGTTATGTTCTTCGGGGTCGCCATGTACCAGTGCGTTGACGAGCTTGAGAAGGAGATGCAAGGACTGGTCACTTTGACCGGGAATGAGACCGAGGAGTAAGCCAAAGAAGGGCGTCTTTTACAGGCGCTCTTCTTTTTATATTTTACACGCTATTTAATGGAAAGGAGGAAAGAGAATAATCTCTAGCCTGCGGTTGATTCGGACACCGCGCGTTAGATGAGTTCTCTTTTCCTTTTGCTTATATTTTACACACAATTTAATGGAGAGGTTGAAGGGACCTCTATGATAAGGAAAGGAGAGAGTCATGTTTGAGGCTCTCATTACCACTGCGATCTGCGCCATGCTCGTTAAGATCTTCGTCATTGATGACGAAGTCTTCATGTCGAGCGTGGGCATGGAGTAGAGTAATGAGAAAGACCAACACGGCCTTTCTCTTTTTCTTTATATTTTTACACACAGTTTAATGGAACGGAAGGTCCGGATGAAGATTCCGGATACTAATGGCGTCTATCGTTCGCTAAGGTTTCGCAGCCAAGGCGAGAACATAGAATGAACTGCCAAAAGGCAACGGACTGACGATGTGGGTGACTTAGACCTAATCCCACCCGTTCTTTTTTTTTTACTCCTTCTTGTGTTTTTACACACGGTTTAATGGACAGGAATAACCCTGTCGTGATGAAGGAGAAAGAAATGAAGAAGATCATTATCACTACTATCGTCGCGATCATGTTTGTTATTCTGAGTGCGATAGGAATCGTGGGGGCCGCAAAGGCCTTCGCGGCAGATAGCACCACCATCGAAAAGAGTTTCGACTCTTCGACCCGTGAGTTGATTGCGGAGACCGAGGAGATGAAGAACCACTTTGAGGAACTGGATTCCTGGAGTGACGGATATATTACTACTAAGTACTTTGCGTACGAGGTTGTCGATGACAGCCACGTTCGCATCGTCGTGGTCGTATATAGTCCGTTGACTGGGTATGACACGACCGAAGACGTGGTAGACATCAACGACGTTTCCGCAGCCAACGCCGACTTCGAAGAGATGTATAATCTCAGCTTCGACGAGTGGATGTGGTCTTAACCGCGAGGGGGCTTTACAGCCCCCTTTTCCTTTTCGTTTATATTTTACACTTTGCTTAATGGCCTATATGGAAAGGTGAAAGGAGAATCATGTTTACTATTCTTGATAAGGCGTTTCGAATCACGATGGCAGTTGGAGTCGCGTGTCTAGGCGTTTTAGCAGCACTTGTTTGCTTCAAGGTTGCTCTTGGAGTGACAGTGTTTCTGTTGGGGTCTGGATTTGGGACTCTTCTGTTCATCTGGATTGTTTGGATGCTCTATAAGGAATATAGGAAGAGGCATCCTGAGGACACCATTCTGTAGGTTTAGCGCAAGGGGCACACGCCCTTTGCGTTTTAAAGAAAGGAGAACTTATGTCAGACAACATTAACCATCCGAGTCACTACACACAGGGAGGAATCGAGTGCATCGACGCTATTAAGGCTAGCATGACGCATCAGGAGTTTATTGGATATTTGAAGGGGAACTGCATCAAGTATCTGTGGCGTTATCGGAATAAGGGTCGAGCAATCGAGGACCTCAAGAAGGCGCAGTGGTATCTAGAGCGGTTGATATCTGAGAACGAATGCGTCGCTACGATTAATCAAGACTGCAGCGTGACGACTCACGAAATCTATTATAAGCCAAATGAGTAGGAGGGAAAATGCTTAAGTTTCTTTCATATTTTGCGATGTTTTATATTGGTCGACTGTCTATTATGATCGTGGAAAACTCCTATCTCGAAGACAAGCGCAGGCGGCTTAAGAAGAACGCGGATGATATTATCGCATACGGTAACGACTTAAGTAGGCGAGAAGCTCTTCTTAAGGAGAAGGGTAAGGAGCTCCTTAATACCATCGGAGCTTTTAAGTCTGAGATTAACGGCACCGAATCAAAGTGGGACCACGACGATGATTTTCTTCTCGAGCAGTGGAACAAAATCGATGGATAACTTTTACACTTGGCTTAATGGCAGTGTAGGTCATTAAGAGAAAGGATGCCTATGGATGAAAAAGACAATAAGTTTTTCAGGGTGCTTGGTTTGGCAGCCTTGATAGCTTGGCCAGTCTATTTTATCTGGCGCATGCTGTCATCTGACGACTGAGTGCCTGGCAGAAGGACTGTGAAAACACGGTCCTTCTGTTTTAGAAAAGGAGGAGCTGTGCTTTCTAGTAGTTTTACTATGTACGACGCAGTTTATATTTTACTGAGTGTTATCATGATTGCTCTTTGCGCGTTGTTTTACCACTATGGGTATGGCTCTGGATATTCCGACGGAAGTCGAGCCGAGAGAAAAAGGCACAGGGAAATTCGAAGGGCAAACGGACCGGATTTATATTTTGGTCCAAAAACCAGGAACGCAATTAAGCAGGAGCTGGGGTCGAGATACGAATGCCCAACAGTAACAATTGTACGACGCAGAGCAGGAATTGGACTGTATTAGTTTGGAGCATAGAATGATGCGAGTTGAGTTAAATGACCGAGAGGTTCAGATTTTAGACCTTCGTAAGCGAGCGGTTACGTTTAAGGAAATCGCAAACTTGTTAGGATTTAATCACTATCAGCAGGCACAGGCAATTTACCGAAAGGCGCTTAAGAAACTTCGTCGGTTCCGCTATCTTCAGAAACACGACCCTCAGCTTATAAAAGCAGCAGAAGCAAACGGTTTCAACTTTACTCAGCTGTCAAGGCTTTTCAGCATTCTTGAGCGAGATGGCATTGAGGATCACTACAAGGACATGGATTTATATTCTCTGTCGGAAATTAACGGAATTGGAGGGGAATACCTCAAAGTTTTGGAGGATTCGAAGTTCCTTTCCTAATTTTTACCGGTGTTGTAAAAGACCAGGTAAACGAGGCGCTGTAAGCGCGTCTAAGGGCATGTTTTGGACTCTTATGGATATTTACTCATAAAAGAAAGGCTGCCTAATGACAATTATCGACAATTTGAACCTATTCGGAGACTATTATGTACGAAATCATCTACGATACCAATGGCGGGATTGATTGGAACGCTAATAATTGGCCGGAGCCGAATTCTGAGTACGATACGGGCTATGGAGGCTACAGCATCGATGGCATGCCAGATGATATTTTTGAAAT